CCCCAGGTTCGGCTCGATGTACATCGCGGCACCGTTGAACTGGAGAGCCAGACGGCCCGCCATGTTGCGCTCTTCGGTAGCCGAGGTGTAACGCTCAAGCTGCTGCAACTCGTCCTTGTACAGTCCGTATGAAATCGGGCTGGCAAGGATGAGGTCCACATCGCCTTCGGGCGCGAACTGCTGGCAGTCGATCAGAAGCTGCTGCATCTTCTTCAGGCCGTTGGCCGCGAAGCTGCCGTTCTGGATCTGGTTCTGCCAGGAGGTCGGGAACGCGGTCTTGCTGATGCCGCCGACCGTGTTGGTCTGCGACCCGAACGCAAGCTCCTCGAACCAGCCCGTCGCGGTGCCCAGACCGTTGAGGGTCTGAAGGTCGGTGAGGATGGTGGACGAACCCGCGATGATCTGCTTTTCGACCTCGCGCTTGAACATGCCCATCGTTTGCTTTAAACGAGCCTCCGCGATGCGGATGATGGCACGCTCACCCTTGTTGGACAGCTCTTCCTTGCGGGTGATGACAATCGGCGCAGCCGCGTCACACCACGAATAGGATGCAGTCCGCATCGGGTCTTTCACCGCAAGCGACACGGCTTCGTAGCCGGTGGTCAACTGGGTGATGGTGGAGTGATCGGTGAGGATCACGGGGGCGTCGATGTAGCTTCCGCCATCGACATCTTCGACATTCCCCAGTCGGTTCACCGCGTCAATCAGCGGGATGATGCGGAAGGTGTTGTCAACCTCCCGGTCCCGCAGGATGCGCAGTGTACTGGCAAGAATGTCGTTCTGCACACCAGTAGTAACGGGCATGGTACGACTCTTTCTTGGGTGGAAGTGCGATTGTCAGGCGTGTCCGCTACACGGGGCCAACCGGCTGCGGCGTATCCCGAAGGGTCCGCAAGTGGTCAGCCCCAGCGTAGCCTAACCACGCGCAGCTTTCAAGGTGTTGTAGATGTCTACTGCACTCATACTTTTCAACTCTGGCGAGTTGATCACAGGAGTGCCGGGTTTTGTGCCCTTATCGGTGATTAGCGCGGCGCGCTTGGCAGCACGACGCTCAAGGTCACGACGATCTTGCGCTGTTTGTTTTTCGGCGTGAAGCACTTTGCCTTTGACCATCCAGTACGCAGCCTCCAGCGTGAGGTTCGGGTCTGCTTTGAGCGCAGCACCTACGCCCTGCTTGATCGTCGGGTCGCCCAGAAGATCGGGGTGCTCGGACTTAAAGTTCTCGTACCGCGCAACCTGTTCTTGCTGGTGATGCTGATGGCTCAGCGGCTCAAGGACTTCTTTGAGGCGCTTTGCTACCTTGGCCTCAATGGCTGCGGCCACATGATCTGGATTGAATGGGTCAAAGTCCGCAGGGCCGTTGTCTGCTTCGCGTGCAAGCTGGTCGATTAAGCCTGACTCGATAAACGCTCTATTCTGCGCTTCGAGCTTTTTGCGCTCCATCGAAAGTTCTTGCGTCTTACGGGTCATCATCTTTCGCATTTCAGCCATCGCCCGTTGTACATCGGGCGGCTGCTTTGCGTAGATGCTGTCCCAGCTTTCGCCATCGAGAAGGCCCTGCTCTTCTGGCGGCGCCTGTTTGGCGCGCTCTTCGGCAAGGCGTGCTTGCTTCTTCTCGTAGGCTTCCAGCAGATTGTTGACTTCTGCTTTGTATTTATCGCCGGGTGCAGGGTTGCGGCTGCCGGCGTTTTCAGGAGTAGCCGCGGCTACTTCATCGCGGGCCGCCGTGTCCGTGTGGGTCAACACGGGTGCGGTGTTCTCGCTCATCAGGCACGCTCCATCATCAGTTTTTCGTCGGGTTTGACTGACACTTCCATCTCAATCTCGGTGCCTTCCGGCTCGGACATCGCCTTCTTAAAGGCTTCCGACTTTGCCAGCGCATCGAGTTTGCCTGCCACAAGGACAAGCCCACGATCATCGGTGATGCCGTCCAGCGTAAGACTGACGCCAGAGCCAGTCTCTTCTGCGGCATCGGCCATCATCATCAAGCCCCGCACAAACTCCATCGGCAGCGTAGTCTGATTGCCGTCGAAGGTGGGGTAGTCGCCGGGAAAGCCAGCAGCCTCAAGCGCCTTGTTAAAACTGGCAACAAGACCATTGAGCGCCTGCTTGCTAAACCGCCCGCTGATGGTGGGCAGCATCGCGTCACTCTGGTCCTGAAGTTCGTCTGCGCTGTTTGCGTAGCTTTCTTCCATCATGGACATTTCGTCTTTCATGCTAAACCTCTGGGTCGGGGAAGGTCTGAGCCATCGCGATGCCGTGCGAGCCAGTATCGCTCAAAACGCGCTGGTATGTCGCCATGTTCTTATCATGCTTCTCTTGCTCGCGAGTTGCGCGTGCAACTTCAGCCTCTACTTCACCATCATTAATCTCGCGGAGCCCGCGAGACTTCATCACTTGCTCGCGGTGCTTTTTGTCCCGCAGCGTCATGTTGAGGCCCCGGTCGTGGTAACCGTCCCAGTTGGTATCGCCCCATGCCCATGCAGTTTTCGCTGGCATGGACACCATGATGCCTGCATGTTGCCCGCACTCGCAGACAATCGACTTTAGCCGCGTTTCATATTTTTGCAGCTTAGTAATTACATGCCCAGAACGGCAGCGGTATTCGTACAGGGGCATCAAACAACTCCACCAGACGGAAGAAGGGGCGAGACATTGGCGGGACTGGGCGAACCCATCATGTTTATCAATGACTGTTCAGGGGGCACGGCAGCAGGGGCAGGCCCCGTGGTCGGCGCGACCGGAGCAGGGGCTATTGCTTCGGGCAGGAAATCTTCTGGCAAATCGTAAGCGCGAACAAGAGACTTGAGGATTGTCTCGTTTGATACCCCAAGCTGTTGCAGGAGCGGGATGAGCGTAGTGAACTCCTGCTTCTTGACCGCTTCGCTCATTGGCGTGGAGCCGCTGTCTTGCGCGAAGAAAGAAAAGTCACCGCGCAGATCATCGGGCGTAACGACTTGCGATTTGCCGCCGAGGCGCACGACTACATCGCCATCATCCATCAGCGTTGCCAGCATGACGACATAGGTCTGGGCAACTTGTGCGATTGCCGCATCACGCTCGCGCGCCTGACGCCCAATCTCGGACGCGCTGTACGCGGCGAGTGCTGTGACTTCGGTCGCGGTTGCTTTTGTTGCTTGCCCCCGCGTGAACGGAGCCATCACGCTTCCGCGAGAAAAATCGTTTTCGACCTGCTGCTCATAGACCTCAAGCTCTGGCGGCGTCGGCGTATGCGGAACCGGCGCAATCATAGAGCGCAGGTCTTGGCCGGGGGAAAGCTCGACTTCGATGAACTCGCCGTCTTGCCCCTGCGCAATCTTCGCCATGCTTTCTGGATCAAGGAGGCCCGCTGCCACCATCCACTGACGCGCTGCTTTACGGATGCCGTTTGCCTGAAAAGTACGGATCGTGTTGATCTCTACTATCTGGTCATACACGCGGCGCAGCGCGCTGTACCCGCGCAGCGGCTCGTCTGGTTCACGGCTCATGTAGATGGGCACGATGGGCACGACTGGCTTGCCCGATGCAGTCTGAAATGGGATGCCGTCGAACTTCTCCTGCTCAAGCTCTTCGTCATCCTCGACAACACCAACATCGAGTGCCACGCCGTCATACAGGAACTTTTCGCCGTTCTTGAAATCCGGGCTCCAGACAAACATCTTTTCTTTTACAAGGTCATAGAACTCCACCACCATAATGAAGTCGGCCACCGGCTCACCAATGCTGTCCTCATCACGCCGATAGGCGGGCGTGTCATCCTCGTCTTGCCGGTCGATGTAGCGGGCAAAGGTCCGCTTGCTGTACTGCTTGTTGCCGTACTTGCGCTTGGCCTCACTGACCGGCATGTAGTAGCGATGACCGATGAACCGCTGGGTGTTCCAAGAAGATGCGGCATCATCAACAATGACATCCCACGGCCCAACCGGCGTCATATCCACGCGGCGAAGAACATCAGCCGTGTCATTGGCGCACAGTTTCATCGCGGCAAATGGATAGATAAGCGACAGCCGCAGCGCATCTTCAATCTCCCGGCGCGTATTGAGAAGCCAGTAGTTTGCTACATCTTCCGTAAGCTCGGGGCTGCCTTTGCCCCGCAGATCTGGCTTGACCACTACGGATGGGTCGCGCACAAAGAGGGACGCTACATAGCTCTCGATCAGTTCATACGCGCGCGATGTTTCAATCAAAAGATTGTCGTCGTATGTATAGCTGCGCTGCCAGTACCGCATCAAATAGGCGTTGCGAAGCCTGCGCATTTCGGGACGGCGCTCATCCCAATAACGATTGTGGGCTTCGTAAATCGTGCGGGCAGTCTTAGGAGTGATCATTGAGCGCGGCTCCAAGGAAGGGCGTTGCGGCGGATACGGTCTACTCTGCGCCGTTTGATGAAATCATCTATATGCCCGCGCTGTGCTTCTCGCTGCTGGGATTTTGGAGCGGAGCGAACACAACGGTAAGCAAGGGCCAGCGCCATAGCAAGGTCATCGTGCAGTCCCGAGGGTGCTTCCGGCGTAACCTTGCGGACCTCAAGAGACTTGAGTTCTTGCAAAGTTGATTGATCCAACGCGAAGATAATACCTGCTTTAATGTGCTCCCGAAGAACCTCGTATGCTTCCAGCTTTGACTTGACCGTTGTGACCCACGGCTTGCCATCAACATCTGACCATACTTTTCGGTAGTGTAGCGTGTGAAGCTCGCGAAGGACTACATGCCCATGATTGTTTGACTCGCAAAGAACAAGGGCATTGTTGTACCGCTGCGCCACCGTGACTACCCGCGCAGCCCAGTCTACCGGCGATGCCATGTTGTTGCGCTCAATGTAGACCGGCTGAAGCGTACCAAGCGCGATGACGACAAGCGCGGAGTAGTCGCCTCCTGTTCCGCCCGCTACATCAACTCCCATGACATAGTGCTCAGTTTCATCGGGCTCTTCGAACTCGCGCTTGGGTGAGTCGAACCAAACGCTTTCGATGGCGTCTAAGTCTGCGGGGTCGAAGTAGGTGCTTTCTCTGGAAAGGAAGGCGTCATCGAGGCAGGCTGGGTATTCGCGCCGAAACTTTGTAAGTCCGAGGGTGGCGATTTGCTGTCGTCGCCACCACAACTGGGCGTCGTCCAAGTTGTAGCGTGATGAAAGGTCATCCTCCTCCTCTGTGCGCTCGAAGTCTGCTGGGACATTTTCATCGCGGTACGGCTCATGTTCATGCCACCAGTAGGTGTAGACGCGCCACCCGTTCTCGGGCGCACCCTCGATTAGCCGGTGGAACGCATCGCCCGGAGCGTTGAC